TAAATCTCTCTTTGTTCTCCACAACTATTTGAGTAGCATCAATTACTGTCTCAATAGTTGCTTGGTCAGTTTGAGCATCGTAATGCCAAAGCTTTTTTGTTCCCATGATGGGATCAAAGTCAAAGATTTTTGTTGTCATAAATTAAAAAGGGTGGGTAATTAGCCCACCCCTTAGTTCAGATTAAGACTGAATTGTGCTGTTCAAGTCGTAAACAGCGCCATGAGCTTTTTCGTTCTTCACTTTCAAGCCCCACTCAACCAACAGCATACGCTTCTCGGCATCGCCTGTCTTAGCCAGTTCAACTGTCTGGAAGGGACGCAGATAAGCAATGCTTGCGTACTCGGGATCAAGCACAAAAACATCACGCTCACGCTGGAAGCGGTTGGGAACAATGCTCACATTACCAAAGTCTGAGACATAGATGTCTGCAGCGGCAATGATAGTGGAAGGACGTGGGCCATTGACGTTAAAACGCTGACCAGCAATACCAGTCATCTTAGACAAGTTCTGCTTGTTAACAGGACCAGCCATGACCATAGATGGGTTGCCACCTTGTGTCCAGACCTTCTGGATAACGTCCTTCAACAATGCTTCGCTGAAAGAACGCAAGTCGCCAGCAGTAGCGTCTGTGCGGTCATCAGTTGGGATTGTTGTGTAAGAAGGATCGCCACCGCCTGTACCTTCGTTTGTATTGGTCTTCAAGAAGGCCAACAAAGCGCCAGTCTTACGAGCTGTAGATGTGTCACCAGCGGCAGCACCTTGGTTTGCCAAGGCAGTTGTCTCCATGTCACGCTTTAGCTCAGCAGATTTTTTAGCCATTTGGTAGCTCAACTCGGAGCGGCGGCCTGCTTTGTCAACAGCTTCCAAAGTACCAGCAATGATTACGTCTTTACGGCTAATCTGGGTGTAGTTGCCCAAACGAACTGTAGGAGTAACAGCGGTGAAAGAAGTGATGTCATCGCCCTCGATCTGCGCATTAGTTGTAACAGCAGAGGCCAAATCATCCGTTTGCCACTCAAAGAATGTGTTGGAGACGTTCTCACGACCAACATTAGACATGAATGGAGTCTCTTCTGGAGAGATCTGATAGATGACGTTGGAAAGGTCCTCACGAATGCCTTTAGCATCGTATCGTGTGTATGTATTCGTTACTGCAGCCATGATAATTCCTTAAATAAATTTCTCGAAAAGGGATGCGGCATCTCTGACGCTTCCAGTTTGTGCAAGACGCTTTTTTGCGTTATTTAATTCACCAGACTTAGAACCTACGCTACCCGCTGAACCTGGACTTGCCATTTTCGGAGCTTTTTTAATCTTCGCTTGGAATTCTGGACGTTTACTCATCATCTGGTCATACTTCCACGCCTTGTGAAGCGCAAGTAATGCCCGTGAATCAGTAATGCCGTTCAGTTCCTGCTCGGAAAAGCCCAAAGCCTGACCATACTCCAATAAAGCCTTACCTTCTGCTTTAGCTTTCTCTGGAGAACTCCACTCAGGAATCTTCTCTTTCAAACGTGCAGTTTCCTGCGCTAAAACAGCTTGTATCTGCTTTTGTGTCTCAGCTTGACGCACTTGATTGAGCCTATCTTGCTCTGCTTGTACTGCCATTTTCTGCTGTTGTCTACGCTGATGTGATGTCCATTGACGGGCATACTCAGTTGGATCTTCAGCTTCTAAACGATTCCAATCAGGCTCTGGAGGCTCAAACTCCTGCAATTTCTGCTGTAATTGTCCTAATATCTGAGCGTATTGTTCACGCTCACCACGTACTTGCTGAAACTCAGACTCGACTAATTTGCGCTCTTCTGCAAGTTTCTGCGTTTTCCGTGTGTAGTCAGCTTCACGTTGGTAGCCTCGGATAAGTTCATCCTTTGGGACTTCGATTTCTTTGCCATCAACTTTGACAACAAACTTCTCATCCCTAGGAGCTTCCTCTTCAGCTTCCTCCTCTTCGCCTTCTACTTCCTCAGAAGTTTCCTCTGCTTCATCTTGCGGCTCCGCAGATTCCATTTCCTCAGACTCAGATTCGGATTGCTCCTCCTCTGGTTGCGCCTCTGCACTAGTGTCAACACCCTCTTGGCTGTCTAGCATAGTAGCAAAGCTTTGCGCTGCTTGGTTTACTGTAATCGAACCGACTGCTTGTGCGTTATCGGACATATTTACCTCTTAGTTGAACAATCATTTTGCCTTTGGTGGGCGACCACGCTGGCGGGTAAGTACGACTTCTGCCATCTTACCTGTGTCCATAACAGAGCGTAGTTTCGTTCTAAATAGATCTACTGTCTTCAAGAGCATATACGCTTGTTCTCGTACTGGACCTTCCATCATTGTGGAATTACGAATCTCTTTGTAACAGTCATCTTCTATCTTTTTGATTAACTCATTCAAGAGTTCATCTTCTAGAAGTAACTTCGCTCTGTCACCTCTTGCGAGGTTAATTTCTAATTCATCCATATCACATCATAGGTTGGGGCTGTTGAGGCACTTGACTCATTGCAGCTTGTTGACGGATTAACTCTCGGTCTTTATTCATTGCGGCATTGATTTCCGCACTTTGAATTTGTACACCATATTTCAATTCTAGCTCATATCTACGCAAAATACCATCTTGCTCAATACGATCACGCTCACGATCATCTGCCAACAATGCTTTTTCACGATCCAACTGCAGTTCAGCAGCCTTTTTCTGGATGTCAGCTTGGATAGCTTGAGCCTGTACTTGAGCCAACATCTCCTCTGGAGTGGGCTTTGGAGCAGGTGGTTCTGGCAGTTGGAAGTCAGCAGGTAACTGGTTAAAGTAGTTCTGTGAATCTTTGATACCTGCCAGTTGCAACATCTTAGTCAAAGTATTGGTGTACTGTGGTATTGTTACAACAGGATTGTTAGGACCTGTCTTTTCAATCAGCATTTCCTGACGCATGGCGACTTGGTTCAAGATGTTAATTCGGTCTTCAATAGTGCCATCACCGACACCAACATTGACGATTACATCCATGTTTGCATTCCAAGAACGGGGGTCAATTGGCACAAATGTGTTGCGCAAACGAACCATTCTTTCACGATCTTGATTCTCAACAACCAACTTTAAGATGCCTGTAAACAGCTTACGCATACCTGTTTCAGCAAAGATACGAGCAATCATCTCAATGTGCTGATGTGCAGCATTGACAGTCGCAGAAACAGCGGCTTTGGTAGTGCTTTGCAGAGCGTCTGCATCCAAACCTGCTGCGGCCTTAGAAATGCCTGTACGGGTCTGTTTAATGTCATCCAAGTAGTCAAGCATTGGGAATGCTGCCTGACCAACAAATGGAGTAGTAAATGGCTGAACCATTCCTGGCGCTCTCATGCGAATAACAGCACCAACTTCAGTATTCAACACATCTTCTAGGTTAGCCTGACCCTCAACAATGGCTGTACGGGGGTGGATAGCTTGTGCCAAGGAATCCAAGATGCCACGTTGTACATTGGACTTAATCTCTTGGATGTCCATAACCACATCAGCAGGACACATACCAAAAAATGTATGCGGCTCTGGATCAGGACAGAAGTCAGCAAACTGGCGGTCATCAACAATCTCATTGCGAACAACCTTGTTGCCAGTACCAATTGTGCAGATTCTGCGCATTTCAGCAATGCCATCACCATCAAAGTCTACCTTTAAGTAGCCTTCAATGTACAAAACACTCTTGCTAGAAGGATCGCCATTGTTTGCAGTACTGATTACAGCGAATGGGTTACGAGCTTGATACTCGTCATTGTTGTCAAAGTCGTTACCATTACCTGCAGCTTCAACCATTTCATCATAGTCATAGCCCATAGCCACGAGGTCAGAAACAGTCTTCATGGTGCGATGACCAACGAAAATAGCTTCCTCAATGGATTTAGCTCTGCGGTCAATCAGGAACTCTTCTGGTGGCAAAGCTTCAATCTTTACTTTACCAGTCTTAATTCTGCGTTTGATCTCCACATCGTACATCATGGGGGGTGGAGTCATAATGGCTTGAGCTTCATTCATTGGCTCAGTACCAGGAACAGGATACTCACGCACCGCAGAGATCTCGACATTTGGATCTTCTGTCAACATCATCATGCTTTGTTCATCAAGCATTGAGAATGACTCGGCACGAACTTCTGTTGACTCATCCCACCAGTACTTAACGATGCCGCACTTACGAACTAAAGCGTCTTTAAAAGCAGAGTGGAGAATCTTAAAGCCTGGGTTATCACGCTTGAAGATGAAGTCTACATAGTCAGTTGCTTGTTCAGCACCCATCACGTCTTCTGGACCTTGGGGGGCAAACTCAACCACACGCTCTGGGCCAAAGAAAATGCGCATCAGGCTTGGCAGAATGCCTTGTACTGTGTCTCGGACATCCATTGACACAACTTGTGAACGACCATCCTCTTCGTCACCAAAGGGATCTCCATAGTAGTACTCGGTAGCCTTTGCACGATTACCGCCAATGTCATCATCAATGAAGGAAATAGCATCATTGATTTCAGCAGAGATAACGCCTTGAAGTTGCTCTTCAGACATTACCTCATTGCCTTCCATTTGGCCTTGGAGAGTTTCAGCCATCAACATTGGGTTTTCGTACATATTATTTCCTTATCGTGAGCCGATATAAGGGAGGATTCCAGAACCAGTATTCTGTAATAGAGAAGGGATGCCGCCAACATAATTGTTAGCCATACCGCCATAGGCGTTGCCCATCTGCGGAACCATAAGACCTTTTTCATCTTCTTTGGGATTAAAAGAATATTTGAATGCAGAGTTCGCCATGTCACCCATAGTAGATGTTGGGTTGGTCATGGTGTTGTAGACATCCATAGCAGGAGCGACTTGTTGACCTACTTGGTTTTGCAGGAAACCACCTAAATCCTGACCATAGGAGCCAAACAATGATGCCAGTAATTCATTCATTTAGTCTTCCTCGTCTTCCATCTCGTATTCTGTTTTAGCCATCATCAACATATTCTGCTGATTCTTGGTCATTTTCTTGGCGATAGGGCCACCAGATAGCCATGCTGAACAGGTACGCTCACCTGCACATTTGAAGTCAAACAACTCACAGTAGCCAAGATTAGCCGCACCTTGGACATCTTTGGCATAGCCATCAGTCTCTTCATCTATACCTTTTAGGATACAGTCCATCATCTCTGGAGTCTGGATGAAGGCAGCGCAGTTACCGCAACGCATGGTCTTGGCCTCTTCAACGGGAGTCTGCCATTCTTCTGCTCGGGCATTCCAGAAGTCTTCATTCTCTTCCTCTGGATTGGCAGGACCATAGCCAACATTCTTAAAAGCCCAATTACGAGCTTTCAGATTGACCTTGATGTCATAGGTTGCGATAGGGCATTTCATAATCACCACTTTACTTTGTTGGCCCAATATGCCGCACTCATCTTGCCTTTGGCAATATTCTCAGCATGACGGGCTTTAAATGCTTCGTTTCTCTTGGATCCATCAGGACTACCAGAAACACCTTGTTGACCAAAGCGAATTAACTTTACTTCGTCACCAGACTTAGCCAATACTGCATGGCTTTTCTTTGGATGGTTGGGAGTTTTCTTTGGCTTGTTGTAGCCAGAGAACTCTTCGGAACCACGTTTAATCATTTCTTTTTAGCAGTCTTGGCTGCTTGTTTAAAGTCTTTGGCAGTAGGAGCGCCCTTAGTGCCAGGTTTACGCATCTTCTCTTTAGAGCCAGCTTTGATACGCTCTTGCTTGGCATGGATGTTGGCGTACAGACCTTGTTTCATTTCTTTTTCATCCGCTTAGATTCGGAAATGGCAATGGCAATTGCTTGTTTAGGGTTTTTTACAACAGGACCACCCTTACCAGAGTGCAACTTCTTGTCCTTGTATTCACCCATAACTTTGGCAATTTTTTCAGCAGCTTTATCCATCTTCATAGAAGTCTCCAGAAAGGTTGCGTGATAGTACCATATTGTGTTAAACAAAAAAAGAGCCACTTGCTTAAGGCGGCTCTCAAATGGCAACGGCTCTCAGACAATCCCTCGGATCAACCTTTTGATCGGTTTACTCCAAGAAGTGTTTGATCCCCAAGACACAGTAGCCGCATCTGAGGCGAATGTCAACACAAAAGCATCAGCCATGTCAGGAGATTTCAGTCCTCTACGTCTAATATCATCCTTAGATTCAATCTTGATCTTGCCATTAGAGGTAAATGTGTACCTAACTGTCGCCAGTTCAGCAATAAAATCCTCATTATTGGGTATCTTGCAGTCTCGTTTCTCAAGCCAGGCTTTGGCTTTGTGCCACAGTTCTGCCCTCAAATTCAGATAAGTACCGCCCATTGCAGGACTCTCAGAGACGTTAATACCTCTAGCTGGTAACTTTAGTTCTCTTAATCGGTCAACAACACCTGCTCCGAGGCCAATAGAGTCAACAAGAATCTCAGCAGGTCTGGTCTTATGGTCACAAGCCTCATACTGAGCAACCACAGCACCTGTTAACTGCATCAGATCTAGGTTCCTCCAACGCTCTAAAGAAGAGGTTACATTGGACTGACGCTTACATAGAACTGACGAATCAGATCCAAAACGAGCAACGTCCAGTCCCCAAACAATAGGCGAATCCTCGTAAGCTCTGGTGTCTCGATGTTTGGCAGACTCAAGCAACTCCATTGGGATAATAGTGTCATCATCACTCCTTGGGAATTCACCTAAAACACGGATTCGGAACGCATTACTTTCCTCGCCATAGCGAGATTTCATGTCCTCAACATACTCTTTACTGACCCGTGTAGAGTCAATACAGGACACCCGTCTGGTCCACCACTCGTCTTTCAGTCTATTATGTGTATCAAAAAAGAAGCCAGAAGACCTCACAGGATTACCTAGCAGAATGGTCAAAGCATTGTGACCAGACATAGAACCCGCAGCAGCCTCAAATACTGCCTCTGGGACGCCAGAAGCCTCGTCTGCTACCAACATGACGTTATCAGAGTGAACGCCTTGTAGAGCCTCTGGCTGCTCTGCTCTAGATGTTCTGGCAGAGATAAACGCCTCAGTCGCACTTGCCTTTAGCTCAATCCTCTCTTGTTTGACATCGAGTAGGTCTTGGATAGGTTGGGGTAGTTCTTTAACCCATCTCTTTAGTTCGGCAAACAAAGCATCATAAAGTTGGGCAGAAGTAGGAGCTGTTACCACTACCTTGACTGGATACCTGGTCAACAAGAACCATAACATTGCCCAAGAAGCAGTCGTAGACTTACCAACCCCGTGACCAGAACGAATACTAATCTTTCGCTCTCCAGTCGCCACAGCATTCAAAAAGTCTTGTTGCCATTCATCAGGTTCAACTCCAAGAACCTCTTTGACAAACAAAACAGGGTTAGTTCGATATAGGGTAATGAACTGGATAAACGGGTTATTCGCCATTGTTTTCCAATGTAGTCACTTCTTGTACCTTACCCATGTGCTTCAAAGCTTGAAGGTGCAAATCACCCAAACTGATATTTACTTGGGTTTTGGCAGTATCTCCATAGTTCTCAGGATCTAACTTAGAAGCCATCCATTTCCTTGTATCAACCTGGAGTCTAGCTTTGTTGACTCCACTATTACTTGTCTCATCTGCTTCATCAGCAATCTCTAAAGCCTCTTCTGCCAGTTTCTCAGCCTTCAATTTCCTAGCCTTCAGGACCGCATCCCTACGCTCATCAGTATGGTTTATCCAGAATGACAACATAGGTCTAGAACACTCTATAAACTCTGCCAAGCGTCCAATCGTCATTCCTTGAGCAATGTGTGCCGTCACAAACTCAATGCCTCCCAAACCCTCAATCTTCTTTTCTAACGCCCTTCTCATAGGAAATCCTGCCATATCTTCTCCTTGATTTAATGTCTACAAATTCTAAACTATAAAAAATTTTTTTTGGAGTGTCTTGTGTTACTTGTGTGGGTGGTGGGGGGTCTATCTTTTTATTTGTGTGTTGATGTGTGTGAGTCTCCCCTGCCACAGCGCCCCCTCGTTTTATCGATAGTGGGGGGTAAACCCTACCCTTACGCACTAACCCTTAGGTAGAAACCCTAATAGGGTAAACCCTACTGTGTTTTGGTCCAGTACTGTATACCCATCCATACCCTGGATTACATACAGTAGTAGAAACCCTTGGTCCAGAGGTTATGCATATTTTGCATAGTTTGTCTCAGATGCGCAAAGGATGTGTTTGTAAGGATGTATAAGAGGTTTCTTTCAGTAGTTTTTCTAGATGTCTTACCTATTCCCTCTATCCTTATATTCCCCTCTATAAGCCTTACCTTATCCCCTATAAGAGATGAAGCCCTAGTGATGGGCTAATCCTTTATTTCCGAGATCTAACTGTAGCTACAAAATCAAATGCAATTTAAGGGTTTGTCCCTATTCTTTTTTTGTTGTTTAGTGCTACTCTATCTATGCACTCAATCAGAGTGTGACTACTTAAAAGGCGTAACTATGAAAACTGTGATCTTTGAAGCCCTCTGTGGCGTGATTCTCTTCTGTGCAGCACTTGCACTCATGCTTGCTTACTTTGATGTTTTGATCCCTTAATTGGGTTTTTTCTTTTCTTTTTTAATAGGCGTAAACATGAACTACACAATCAAAAACCTTAAGACTTGGAACACTCACGATGGAGGCGGTTATTCCTGTACCCTCTACTGTGATGGCGAAAAGATAGCTCTTGTCCTAAATGAAGGAGTAGGCGGTGAGACTCAGATCACCACTCTAGATGTCAACTCTCCCAAAGTAGAGATTGATGGCTACTATGACAAGGAAGAGGACAAACAATACCGCCATTGGGTTACCCCTAACTATGCAAAGCTAGATGCATATTGCAAAACCCTTCCTAAATGGGATTGCCTAGGCGAGATGATCCACATTGATCCTCCACTATTCATTGAAGAGCTAATTAGTGAGGCTAACTTTCAGAAAAAGCTTACCAATGCCAAAAAAAGAGGTATTGCCTTTAAGCTTCCAAATTATGGCAAATATACCTTTAGTACTTTAAATACTCTGAGCATGGAAGTAGCTCTAAATTACTTAAATAAAAATCATCCTAATCAATATCAAATCATTTAATAGGTGTAAATAATGGAAAAACTCACAATCACAATCCAAGTAGATAAAGCCTATGGAGGCTATCTCTTTTATCCTGTATGCGATAAAGCAAAAACATTTGCAAAACTTGCAAAAACCAAAACCCTTTCATTTGATGCTATTAAGCATATTAAAGAATTGGGTTATGAAGTAGTTTCTAAAGATTTGAAAAACCCTTGGGAGGCATAATGAGTAAAAACAACCAACATCCTAAGCTTTTAAATGAGTTTATGCTTTATGAAGGCTTAGAAGAGATTAATTCTGTTTTTGGTATTTTGATTGCATTTAAGGCATATATTAAAAGTGATAGCTACCAAAAATATCATGCGGAAATGATTATTGATTCAATTCAGCATCTTTTATGTAGTGGCACTCAAATAATTGAGGAATGGGTTCAAATAGAAGATACTCAAGAGGAGAATAAAAATGTGGAAGGCTAAACTAGAAACTTGGAATTTCTCATTTGAGGCTTATCACGATAATAAAATCTTAGCCATTGAGCATTTAAAGCTAGGATTAGAAAATCATGCTAAACAATATGGGATGGGGCATGATTGGTGGCATGATTTTGCAGGTGATATCTACACAGTAGAAATCAAATTAGGCACTCCATCCTTTAACTCATGCTACAGGGACAATGAGTTGATCAAAATAAAAGAGGAGGCTTAACCATGAAATTAGAAAAAATCTCTACTGGTGGTGGCTTTAATGGTTTAGCCATGCCTCACCCTCTAGGCAAAGATTATGGTTATTTTTTAATAACTGACTCACTAGGGGAACAACCACCAATCATTGGCGAAAAGGCAATCATTGGATGGTATACAAGCGATTCTCAATTCTTGGGATACTTGGACATTCAAAAATGGGATGGCTTGCCCTCCTAATCAATCAACTTTTTAATAGGCGTGAATATGTTTAATCCTTACAAATCAATCATTAAAAAAGATGGGCTTATCTATAAAAAGCTTTTAGGTACCGCATCCACAAAGACAGTTAAAGGCGAAAAGATGGGCTTTTTAACTGCAATCCTGTACCTTACCCCTGATGACACTCTCTGTCCCCTTGCAAAGATTGCAGGATGCATGGAAGGATGCCTTTATTCATCAGGTAGAGGCGCTTTTAATAGCGTGCAGCGGGCGCGAAAATCAAAAACTGAGTTTTGGTACACACAACAAAAAAGCTTTTTGTTTTCCATTTGTGCAGATATTTGGGAATTACAAGAAAAAGCTAGTAGGAATAATCAAAAACTTTTAGTGAGACTAAATG